CAACCTCTCCAACGGAGTATCCATATCCATGACGCATAAATAGCATCTGTTCACCCGACGGTGCTGCAGCCTTCTTAGGGGCAGCCTTTTTGGCGGGTGCCTCTTCTACCTCTGCATTCTTCAAATCTTCAGTTGTAACTGTACTTTTATTATCAGCCATAATGAACATCTTACCATATATCATTATCAAACGCAACAATAGAACACCCCCGGGAGGCATCGAAGCGACCCGGGGGTGTCTGGTGGTGGTTAGATTAAAACCAATATTTATTTTACAATTACAATCAGGTGCGGAGCTTGGTATCCTTACAGATAACATAAGCTTCAGCGTTCTCAATGTTCTGAGCAACCCTGTTGAACTGCGTGTACTCAATCGTGTCCTTCTTCGGCTTGAACTCACGGTAAACCGTGATCTCACGCTGAATACCAACAATATGGTTGTTGGGGAAGGTCAAGATAATGTAGCCGTGGTTTCCACTGGCACCACTATAGCTACCGGCAACAGTCTCTGGCATGAGGGGAACCTCAACCAAAGGAATGCCAAACGGAGCAAGACCGGTAGAACCCGGCCCCCCATTGGCACCCGCAGCGCCGCCATAGAGCCTATCACCCATAGTAGAACCAGGCGAAGGCGCACCAGCAGTAGCATCAGTTGCAGAATTTGGATTCTGCAACGTATAGATAGTGTCCTGCACAAGGCCGGGACCACTAAAGTACCGCAACTCATTACGACGCTGCAGGTACTTGTTCGGCATCTTACGCAAGATTGCGTCGTAGACCGAACGGCTTACATTTGTTTCAGTAGCATGCGTAACACCACTAGCCGTACCCAGCTTAACAAAGCCGTCCTGAGCCTTAAGTAGCCCATTAGAGCTTGTGGTATCACCATTAATCAGAAGATCATCCATGTCATTCGACGTCTGACGCGCCATAACCTGAGCAATATGATCCTCTAGAGAGTCACCAGCAATGTTGTCCTCGAGGGACTCAGTGCTGACCTCCCAATCCAAACGGAGCTTAACTGTCGTCAAAGCGACCTTAGTAAAGGTCACGGCAGCGTTTGCACCCGTGTCAGAAGCCTCAGTCGCCTTTGCAAGCAACCGCGATCCAACTGACAACTTATCGATTTCCATAGAAGGATTGGCCATGCGGACAACCCTAGACTGTTGCATAAGAACAGACTGGTCGATAACGAAGTCAAGGAAACGGTTGGCCTGAGCGGGCTTGAGAATACCGCCAGAAGCGTTACCCACAACTGAGGTCGTAACCTCGTTTGCTTTTTGAAGTAGTTCTTCGTTAGCCATTTTTTATTATTTCCTCCTTACGATTCGTATCCGAGAGACTTAATTAAGTCCTGAGGGAGAAACAAGTTACCCCAAAATGACTGGGGGGCGCTGTCTTCAGCGGCCTTAACGACCGCATCCTCTTCCTCTACTGTCTCATCAACACTCTTTTTAATTGCACCGGCGTTCTCAACGGTTTCAACACGAGTGTTGATCACATCAAGACTATCGGTGACTGACTTTGTTGACTCATCAACCTTAGCTGTGAGTTCATCCTGCTTCTCAGTCATTGCATTAATGGCAGAGGCCAGTTTCTCTTCAATCAAAGTCTCCACCTGTGCGGTAGAGGCCTCAGAATGCGAAGCCAGCTTTTCATCAATGACAGTTCCTAGAGCTGCAGTGAGTTCATCGATATTCATATCAATATCATCTCCTTCATTGATTTCGTCTGCCATAAGCGCAATCTCTTCCACTTCAGCAGTGTTTTTTTCTACATCGTCTTCATCAGAATCAACAACAGTATCCGACTCTGCGTTTGCAGGATCGGATAACCATGTCAAGAACCTCTGAAGAAGTGAGATCTTATCTTCTAACTCAGCACCCTCAAAAGCCCCGTCACTTGACGAGGTTTCATCAGACGCAGTTAGAACGTCTGTATCTTCCATGTATGTAACCATATCAGAATAATTCTTATTTTGCAAGTCTTTCGTAACATTGCAGTCACATTCGGTATTTTTAATCATATTATCAGTAATACATATTGTCGTATCGCCAACTGTGTGGCATTCTTGTTCATCAACTGCGAGAGCATAGGTTAGACCTTCGTCATCGGATTTGATCAATGTAATATTAGCAACTGGGTTTGCTGGATTATCCACCAAACTTAATTCACCAAGCTCGTACTTGGTAACCACGCTAACCGGTTGACCACGAAACTTCCTAGTCTCGTCATCCTTGCGTTCGAGAATTCGACCACCGATAGAGAATGCACCAAGGGTGCCATCCAAAACCTTTTGCCAAGTGTCCTCTGCGCCCTTAGAGATATAAGCAGAAACTTCCACACCATTATAGGTGGTTCCATTTTCGCTAATCTCAACGGGGCGATGACCTACGGCCTTACCTACAGCCAAAGGCTGATGCATCTCGCGTATGTTGCCTTGCCAATTTTTAAACGCTGTCATGGATGCATCAAAAGCAACGACATCACCCGACTTGTCTACATTATCAGCAGTGGCTACACCAACTACAACCCGCTCTTCATTTTTAACAACAGAGATCGGGAAAATAAGTTGCAAATTTTCGCCATGCATATTATTGCCTCCTTATGAAGCTATGGAGACTATTGTAACACATATTTGCTTTATTTACAATAATCCTTAACCCACAGCAAAAACGGCCAGAGTAACAGACGCAGTGATCACTTGAAATTCAGTGTAATCACCGGGGATGCATACGTACTCCGTACCGCCAGCAGGAATCAACACAGACACATGGTCATTCAGTTTTACTGTAGCATCAGTAGATGCATGAGTGTTGTGAAAGTAAATACCATCAGTGTGGTGACCTAAAGTGATTTTTGCATCAGTGCTGTCTACACTGATATTTGAATACATAACACTACTATTTCCGTACATATTGTCCTCCTTTAATCTTGTTCACGAACCCCATCTGAGTCTTGGGCAGATCCCCTCTCATTGCTGGCCTCTGGGTTCGCAGAGTCATCTCCTGCTGGGGGAGTGTCAGCATTGTCATTCCCCTCAGGAGCGCCCTCTGGCCTTTCTGGTTCTTCCTCTTCGATGTCTTCACCGGTGAACGGATTGACACCAGTTTGCATGAGCAACTCCATCTTTCTAATATTGCTTGGATATGGTAGTTGGTCATCTCCATCATCACGATCAGGAAGACCCAGCATGTTTCGCACCTCGTTGGGTGAAACCACTTCAGTGCGAAGATATCGATCTCTAATCTTAGATTGAACATCTTCATCAACTAGATCAATCTGTTCAAACTTGAAATCTAAAAGATCAGTAAATTCTCTAACGATGTTATTCATCTTTTTTTCTATAATCTTTTGATCCGGCCCCACAACCTGAACTTTGAATGTTTTATCCGCATCTCTAGACACGGCCAGATTAGCGTTATCGTATACACCAACCTTGGGGGCGGGAACTCTATTTGCAACTAGAATCTCATCACGATTAGATTTCCTGTACTTATCAAACGATGCATCCTGCACGTTAGCTTCTAGTTTCTCGAACTTAATATCTACATCGCCACCAAGCGAAGCCGGCAGAGGAACAATCAATGTCCCATGATTCCTGCCTTTAACTTCCGTCCTAAAGTAATTAACTAGTTCTTGTTTGGACTTATTACTAAGCTTGGCTCCCTTGAGAATAATCGCATATCTAGGAATAGCTTTATTTTCAAAATAATCAATATTATAGTTCTTTGCGTACTTGTCGCCCAAGATAGCGCCAATAGCCGTTACCGCAGATGGAACTCCATAATAATTATTTGTCGGAGTATAAGCCTTAAAGTGAATAATTTCATTTGGACGACCATCGCTGTTAATAGGATCTGGTGTTTCCAAATCTTGAAAGTTTCTAAAATAGACTGACTGAATCTTGCTATGCCGTGCTATTTGTACAAACCCATCCCTCTTCCTTCTTACACGCATGTTGATGGCTGGGATGTGGCCAATGTAGCCAATCTTTCCTACATTGGTTCTTCCGATCTCGAGAT